GCCAAGAAGGCTAAATAACTAATATATGACGGAAGTAATAAAGGTCGAATGCATCCGTTGTAAGAACACGCACCCCGAGACACTGTACGCGGGGGACGACCGCCTCTGCGTGTATTGCAAAGCGGACATCGCGGAGCAGGGACCAATACCCGCAGCCACTGAGAAAGAAGAGGCTGCGGCTACCACACTAGAAGAAAAGGCGCGCGCGGAGCTTGCACTCCGGTTCTTAACCCGCAAACGCCTTCTACCTTTTGTTGAACGATTCAATCCTGACTATGAAGCAGGGTGGGTCCATAAAGATATATGTAATCGCCTAGAGGAGTTTAGTCGTGATGTCGCTGAAAAGAAGTCTCCAAGACTTATGCTATTTATGCCACCCAGACACGGTAAGAGCACGCTCGCGTCAGTTGCATTCCCAGCTTGGCATCTGGGTAGACATCCAGAGCACGAATTTATCAGTTGCTCTTATTCGGGCAGCTTGGCAATGGCGTTTAGTCGAAAAGTCCGTGGTCTCTTACGTGAAGACGGATTTAAATCTGCTTTTAAAACCCGCCTCGACCCTCAGTCTCAGTCTGCTGAAGCGTGGCTTACTACTGGCGGCGGGGGTTTTGTTGCTGCCGGTGTTGGCGGTGGTATTACTGGTAAGGGTGCTCATATCCTTGTCATCGACGATCCGGTAAAGAACCGTGACGACGCCGAATCATCAAACGCACGTGAATCTACTTGGGACTGGTATACGTCTACGGCGTACACGCGTCTTGCGCCTGGCGGCGGTGTGCTGGTTATCCTTACTCGTTGGCACGATGATGATCTTGCAGGAAGACTACTTAAAGCAGCAGCAGATAACGGCGAGCAATGGGAGGTTGTTAATTACCCAGCCATTGCAGAGGTCGACGAAGAGTTTCGAAAACAGGGTGAAGCACTACACAAAGAACGTTACGACGAAGAAGCCCTAGCGCGGATTGAGAAAGCGGTGGGCCCACGAGATTGGTCTGCACTATACCAGCAGAACCCAGTAGCAGATGACGGTGATTACTTCACCCGAGACATGATCCAGTACTACGACCGCGACGAGATTGACCTCGATCGCATGAAGTTCTATGCGGCGTGGGATTTGGCGATCGGCAAAAACGATCGTAATGACTACACCGTGGGCATGGTGATTGGGGTCGACGAACAAGACTGCCTGTACATAGTAGACGTTGTGAGAGGGCGGTTCGATGGTTTTGAAATCGTTGAGCAGATTCTCGACATGTACGAGCTGTGGAAGCCTTCAATTATCGGTATCGAGAAAGGGCACATTGAGATGGCCCTCGGACCGTTTCTCGAGAAGCGTGTCCGTGAGCGCGGACTCTACGAAGCGTACTTCAAAGACTTAAAGACGGGCCGCAGGGATAAAGAAGCGCGAGCTCGAGCAATCCAGGGACGAATGCAGCAAGGCATGGTGTTCATGCCTAAAGAAGAACAATTTACTGGCCCTCTGGTAGCTGAGTTACTGCGGTTCCCGAATGGCGTACATGATGACCAAGTAGACGCGCTCTCTTGGCTAGGTCTGATGATGACAGAGTTCAGTACCTTCCATGAAAAGATCGAGCACGTCCCGTCTTGGAGAGATCGCCTCCCTGGATTATTAAAAGGCGAACGAACTAACAAATCTGCAATGAGCGCATAGACCATGAAAGCTACGAAGATTAATCCTGCGAAGGAAGAAGAAATTACGCGCACTCAGTGGGCCAGATATGAACGCGCACGAGATAATGGCCACCTCGACTATGTTGAGATGGCACAAAAATGCGACGACTACTACCAAGGTGATCAGTGGGACGCTGACGACGCAGCCGCACTTGAATCAGAAGGTCGCCCTGCACTTACTATTAACACCATCCTACCTACTATTAATACAATACTCGGTGAGCAGTCCACACGCAGGGCTGATATCCAGTTCAAGCCCCGCCGTGGAGGCGATGAACAGGTCGCGATAACTTTGAACAAGCTGTATATGCAGATCGCAGATAACAATAAGTTAGATTGGGTAGAGCAACAGGTGTTCAGCGACGGCCTGATCATGGATGGACGTGGTTTTTTCGACGTTCGGATGGACTTTAGCGACCATGTGGAGGGCGAGATAAGAATCACGGCTAAAGATCCGCTAGACATACTTATTGACCCCGATGCAAAAGATGCCGACCCGAAGACTTGGAACGAAGTGTTTGAAACTAAGTGGATGACGCTGGATGAGATCGAAGAACTCTACGGCAAAACTAAAGCTGATCGCCTACTCTTCGTCGCTGAGAACGGCATGAGTTTTGGGCCAGACTCTGTTGAATACCAAGAGACTCGTTTTGGGGACACTGAAAGTAATGACGATCACTTCGGAGCGGGCGTCCCAGGAGACGACGAGTACCGAAACGTTAAGTCTTTGCGCGTCGTAGAGCGTCAGCACAAGAAACTCACGCGGAGCTCTTTCTTCATAGACCCGAATACAGGTGATCAGCGGCAGGCACCAGATGCGTGGGCCGAAGCTAAAGTAAAGAAGTTTGCCAAAAAACACAGTTTGTCCGTAATGAGTAAGGTAATCCGTAAAGTCCGGTGGACGGTTACGTGCGATCAGGTCGTGTTACATGACGATTGGTCACCTTACAACCAGTTCACAATTATCCCATTCTTTTGCTATTTCCGTCGGGGCCGACCTTTCGGCGCGATACGTAACCTGTTATCCCCACAGGAGCAGCTAAACAAAATTGCTTCTCAAGAGTTGCACATAGTTAATACCACCGCCAACAGCGGGTGGATGGTCGAGAGTGGGTCGCTGGTTGGTATGACTGCGGACGACCTTGAAGAGCACGGCGCCGAAACGGGTCTTGTACTCGAGTACGCGCGCGGCACAAGCCCTCCATCTAAGATACAACCGAACCAAATTCCGACGGGCCTTGACCGTATAGCGATGAAAGCTGCGGCCAACATTAAGACCATTTCTGGGGTAAACGATTCGATGCTGGGTACGGACAGCGCAGAGGTATCAGGCATAGCGATCCGTGCTAAACAGAACCGTGGCGCGATTATGATCCAAGTGCCGCTCGACAACCTACGTAAGTCTCGACAGTACCTTGCTGAGAAGATTTTGAATTTGATCCAGACTTTTTACACAGAAGAACGAGTCATTCAGGTTACTAACGAAGAAGACCCGTTGAAGCCCCGTGAGCCGATGGTTGTAAATCAGCAGACTCCTGAAGGCGAGATCATTAACAACTTGATGGTCGGCGAGTACGACATTGTCGTCTCCACCGCACCGGCGCGCGACAGCTTCGATGAGGTGCAGTTCGCTGAGGCGCTCAGTCTGCGTCAAGCAGGTGTTGCTGTGCCAGATGACGCAATTATTGAGTACAGCCACTTGGCGCGTAAGGGTGAGCTTGCTAAGCGAATCCGAACTCTTACTGGGCAAGAACCCCCAACTCCAGAACAAGCAGAAGCTATGGCTCAACAGCAACAGGTTGCTATGCAGCAGTTGCAGCTTGAGATCGCGAAGTTGGAAGCAGAAGTTCGTAAGATCCAGAGTGAAGCAGCCGTCAATATCGCGAAGGTTCAAGACGTTTCTGAACTCGATCCTCAAATGCGCATGGCAGAACTACAAGCCAAGATCGCAATGAACGAAGAGCAAATAGCGCTACGAAGAGAACTGTCCTCTGCTACTAACCAAATCCGCCAAGGACAAGCCGAGACTAGTGCCGCAACTAAGATCGCTACAACCGCGATGCAGCAAACTAGAAATATTGCAACACCCCCAACCCAGGAACAATAGGAGTTCTTAAATGAGTGAGCACAAAGAAGACCAAGTAGTAGAAGAAGCCTTGCAGTACGAAGTCATGCCAGGCGCTGATCGCCCCGAAGATGAATTGCCCCAGCTAGACCTCAGTTTCGCGGAAGTCGAAGAAGCTATAAAGGCAGATGATGAGGCCGAAGAAACTGTGGCAGAGGCGACAGAAGAGGAGCCTGTTACCGAAGAAACCGAAGAAACCGAAGAAACCGAAGAAACCGAGGAAGCTGTGGCGAAAGAGGACGAAGCCGGTGAGGAAGAGCTCGAGGCAGAGTTAGCAGAAGAGCCCGTAGCTGAAAAGCCCGCTAAAAAACCAATGGTGCCTAAAGCTCGATTAGATGAAGTACTTGCGAAACAGAAAGCCCTTCAAAAACAACTAGACGAGATCAATGCAGCGAACGTAAAAGCTGAAGACGCGCCTGAAGAGTATGATTTTGACGTAAAAGAAGTTGAATATCAGAATATGGTACTTGATGGGGAGTCAGCAAAAGCAGTTGCCCTCAGACGGGAGATCAGAAAAGCCGAGCGCGCGACTATAGAGCACGAGATGCGGCAGGAAATGTCCCAAACTGTAAATCAAGACCGCCAAATGACAGCGCTTCAACAGGCAGCTAACGCTATGGAAGAGGCGTACCCCGTATTTAGTAGGGATTCGGATAGCTATAACGAAGAAATGACTAACGAGGTCGTGGAACTCCGTGATGCATTCATAATGAAGGGCTACGAGGCTGTGGACGCCCTATCAAAAGCGGTTAAATATGTTGTAAAAGACCACGACTTAGATGATACAGCGGGTCAAGCGGTCACTTTGTCAGGTACAGCTAGGAAAACCGACGAGCTAGCTAAAAAGCGGCGACAAGTCAGTGCAAAATTGCAAGCTGCAGAGTCACAACCTCCCGAACTGCCAGGCGAGAGCAGTTCTATGCATGGTGAGAAGCTTCAAGACCTTTCTAGTATGACTGAAGAAGAGTTTGCGGCGCTCCCCGAGGCAACTTTAAGGCGTTTACGCGGCGATATTATTTAAAGAGGTAACAATGGCGACTACAAAAGACCCACGATTAGCCCGAGCTGGAGTCTCGGGCTTTAACAAACCCAAGCGGACCCCCAGCCACCCTAAAAAGTCACACGTTGTTGTGGCAAAAGAAGGTGACAAGATCAAAACCATTCGTTTTGGGGAGCAGGGCGCGTCTACTGCGGGTAAACCCAAGGCGGGTGAGTCCGAAAAGATGAAGAAGAAGCGCGCTAGCTTCAAAGCGCGGCACGGAAAGAACATTTCTAAGGGCAAAATGTCAGCGGCGTACTGGGCTGACAAAGCCAAATGGTGATTAATGAAGACTCGCATACACGTTAATCAGCACAACATCAGGGCTAACAATAAAGGCGCAGACGAGCCGGTATTGACAGTCAAGGATTATAAAGTCAACCGCAAGGTTAACAAAGCAGAGATCGTCACTGCTGACGGGGACGTTGTTGCCACAGTCGTGTATAGCCCAGACAAGCCGCTTTCGTGCGGGGCTAAAGTCTGGATCGAAACAGAGCTAGAGGTGGTGGTGTAATGGCTAGAAGATTGCTAATAAAACGGCTCGTTCCAGATAGTTGTTGCTTTATAATATTAGCTGTACTAATATGATTCATACGTCTATTCCTACGATATGGGATCGGCCCGTAGCCGTTAAAAACGTACCCTCCGCCTACACTAGGCGTTAAACCTGTCGAGGACGACCCTCGTTAATCAACGCTAAACGTTTTTCTACACGATAGTAGATTTACGGATTAGCCGCTCCTAAAGTCGGCTGCTTATATTAGTGGCACTAATGTCGCTAGTACATTATCTTACTTATATGGAGCCTATCATGGCCTTAACAAATTTCGGGACGCTTACGGGCGACCAACTCCAAACTTGGAGCCGCGACTTCTGGAAAGTAGCTCGCAACCAATCTTTCATCAACCAATTCGCAGGTACTGGCTCAAACGCTATGGTACAACGCGTAACTGAGATGACTAAAAACAACAAAGGCACCAAAGCTAACATTACTTTGCTTGCCGATATGACTGGCGACGGTATCACTGGCGATTACACTCTGGAAGGCAACGAAGAAGCCCTACGCGCGTATGACATCAGCATTGAGCTAGACCAGCTACGTTTTGCTAACCGCATCGCTGGCCGTATGACTGACCAGAAGACTGTTGTTAACTTCCGAGAGCAGTCTCGTGACGCACTTGCTTACGCAATGGCCGACCGTTGTGACCAGTTGGCATTCTTAACTCTGTCAGGTGTTGCTTACACTAATAAGAACAACGGCGCATTGCGTACTGTTGTTGGTGGCGCTGTAAACGGTCAAGAGCTTGTTGACCTCGCTTATGCTAGTGACGTATCTGCTCCCACAGCTGCTCGTCACCGTCGTTGGGACGCTACTGGCGGTCTTGTAGCCGGTGCAACTAACGCAGTGGTCGCGGCTGACAAGATTAGCTACGAGTGTATCGTTAACCTGAAAGCCTATGCTAAAGACCAGTACATCCGTGGTATTCGTGGTGCAGGTAACCAGGAAACTTTCCACATGTTTGTTACTCCACAGCAGATGGCTGACTTGAAACTCGATGCGAGCTTCTTGGCTAACGTTCGTAACGCCGGTGTACGCGGTACTTCGAATAGCTTGTTCAGCGGTTCTTCTAGCCTGATGGTTGACGGCGTAATGATCCACGAGTTCCGTCATGTGTTTAACACTTCCGGCGCTACTGCCGGTACTAGCAGCAATGTTGGCGCAGCTGGTTATAAGTGGGGCGCTGACGCAGACGTAAACGGAGCACGCGCTTTGTTCTGCGGAGCACAGGCTCTTGCATTGGCCGACATCGGTTTGCCTGAGATGGTTGAAGATACTTTCGACTACGGCAACCAGTCTGGTATTTCTGTAGGCAAGATCTTCGGTATGCGCAAGCCTAAGTACAACAGTGATATCACTGGTGATGTACAGGACTTCGGCGTTATCTGTCTAGATACTGCACAGTAAGTAAGTCGATCGCCTCTCCTCCTTTATAGGGGGAGAGGCTTTTTAATATATAGATTAGGAATTAAATATCATGAAGATTGTAAGTGACAAAGATCTACGCGTTACCACACTTGCTGGCGCGGCCATCGTGTTTCAAGCAGGCGAACCCACAACGGTTTCAGACGAGATCGGTCTGCTAGCCTTACAAGCTGGCGCGAAAGAATATAACGGTAAGTACATTGAAGAGGCAGGCGCTGAAGAAGCGGTTTTTGAAGACGTGATAGAAGCAATACCGAATCCAAACGGGCTACTCGTTACTGTACTCGAGAAGATGATGGATGAAGGCGATCCAAAGAATTTCAAAGCTGACGGCTACCCAAAAGCCTCGGCAGTAAACAAAATTATGGGTGAAACGGTCGGCACAGATGAAAGAGAAGCCGCTTGGGAATCAATACTTAATTCATAGGTGCAAAGATGGCGGTAACAGTACAAAGCGTAATTGATAGAGTCCAGACGGTAATCCAAGATACGACTGGCGTAAGATGGCCGGTTGTCGGAGAGTTAGTGCTTTGGGTTAACGACGCGCAGCGCGAGATCGCTCTATTAAAACCTGACGCTAGCGCAACAAATGCTACGATCACTCTTGCTACTGGAACGAAGCAGGACATCCCTACGACGGGAAACCGTCTGTTGAAAGCAGTAAGAAACATGTCGTCTGCGGCCTCCGACGCTACAGGAAAACGCGCTGTACGATTAGTTAATCGCGAAGTGCTCGATGGGCAAAGCCCTGACTGGCACGACCCAACCGCTACTGGCGATGCCGCGCATACAAACATTGTTAAGCATTACATATATGACGAGTCTAACCCCCGTAATTTCTACGTTTATCCTGGTGTTGCGGGTAGTGCTTTTCTAGAGGTTATATTTTCATCTAACCCTACCACTGTAACGCAGTCGGGCAGCTTGTCGATCCCTGATATTTTTGCAAACGCGGTAATGAACTACGTGTTGTACATGGCGTATATGAAGGATGCTGAGTACGCGGGTAATGCGCAGCGGGCATCTAGCCACTATCAGTTATTTGCAACATCCGTAACAGGCAAAGCTCAGATCGATTCGGTAACCAACCCGAACCCTGAGATGCGTCCTGCAGCCCCTATGGGCATGAGGTAGGTAAAGTTTTATGGCTACTACTAGCTACGAAAGTTTGTTCCCAGATGTTATACCCGTAGTTCCTGACTGCCCTGACAGTTTGATCGAGCGAAATATCCGATCAGCTGTAATTGAGTTTTGCGAGAAGACCGGTATATATCAAGCGGAACTTGACCCTCTTACTACCGTGGGCAACATCTACGAATACGATCTTGAGGCCCCTAACGGCACAGTCGTGCACAAAATCATGTCCGCCGTTTTTGACGGCAAAGACATGGAGCCCATTTCTACGGGGCTAATTGAGCAGCGCAAACCGAAGTGGCGCGATCTTGCCAACGCTGGTGTCCCTGAGTACTACATTAAACAAGGCCAGTCTCTTGTATGGCTAGTCCCCGTTCCGTCAACCACTATGGTTTCTAGTACGGTAATCCGCGCACAGCTAAAACCTGCTACTACCTCGACAGGTTGCGACAGCGACATCATGGCTGAATATCGAGACACTATAATTAACGGCGCGCTGTTTAGGCTCCTTCGAACTCCAGGGCAGTCTTGGTCGGATATAACAGGCGCGCAAATTTACGGATCGCTTTTTGCTGAAGGCGTTAATACAGCAGAGCGTAAAGCCAGACACGCTGATGATGGCGTTGCTAGGAAGGTGAACTATGGCGGAATTACGAGAGCTTGGAAAACGCGACGCAGATACGGCAGAGGCGGGTGAGCCAGTAATAACTGATGTGACTTGCAACTCGCATTGGGTGCTACCCGCAGTACAAGAGATTTTGAACGATAACCCACAATTTACATATTCGACTAGCGATGTGTATGCGGCTTGTGAATCTGGAGCAGCAACACTTTGGACAACGGCGGATGGTTTTGTGGTTACTACCGGTGAGACCGATACGTTTACAGGTGATAGAACATTACTGATATGGGTAGCCTGGGCTTACAAACGAGGCATGGACCTCGTTACAAGACACCAAGATTTTTTTATTCAGAAAGCTAGAGATGGTGGTTACAAAAACTTAGAAACGCGGTCAGCTGTACCGGAGTTAAAAGACCATCTGGTCTCACAGGGTTGGCGGATCGACACAATTGTTTATACGAGAGATGCGTAATGGGCAGCAAACCGAAACAAAAAGACTACGAAGCCTCTGGCTCCGAAAAAGCATCTGCAGCTGTAGCGCAGGCGGAATATAAATACTTTAAAGAAAAGTATGACCCATTGTTACAGCAGATGCGCGATTCGTCTCTTAAAGACACATCTACTGATTCTCTCCGTGCCCGTGCCAATGCAGACACTATGCAGGCTCTTACTAAACCCTCAGCCGCGCGCGCAATGCGGGGTGCAGATGGAGGGGACATTGCGCAGGCTTATCAAGGCCAGTTAGGTATAGCGAATACCTCCGGTAAAGATATTCAAAACAAGATGCAGACTAACGTGCTTGGTACTGCCCGAGGTCAAGCGTCTGATGCCCAGAGTGGTATGGCGCAAGCATCTAACTTAGCTACTTCCCAATCGTTAACGCGGGCTAAGAATAATCAAGCTGTCTCAGACGCGAAGATGACCGCAGTCGGCCAGGTGGCAGGTGCAGCGCTCATGAAAGGTATGCAGAACAAAGCGACTACTGGACAAAAAGACACGGGGAAAGTAGACGCAGCTGGGAAACCGATAATGGAAACTGTGCAAGGCGGATTCTTCAGCCCTGTCGATGATGCGGGTAACAAGGTAAGCGGTTTCGGCAGCCGACTAGCGGCTTCAAATTTCTTCGGGGGTGGGTAACGATGACTATTGGGATAGCGCAAGACGGTAGAGCGAGCCTTGGTTCATTGTACGGCAACGAAAATATCGGTGGGGATTACATCAATAATCTTCCTGCTGCGACGGATCCCGACAAGATTTATGAACAGATGACTCGCCAGGAGTACCTCGATTATGTCGAAAACTATCGTGGCTTTGAGGAGCAGCTTATAGAAAAAGCACAGACTGATACGTCGTTGATTGATGCTGCACGAACCGATTCACAAGCGGCTGCGGGGTTGATGAGTGGGGTATCAGACCGTAATGCATCACGTTACGGAGTGAACTTGACTCCCGCACAGAGGCAAGAGCGCGGGCGCTCACTTAATAGGGCTAACACCTTGGGAGGCGTCCAATCCATCACTGACGCAAGAGTTAATCAGAGGGAGGCGAACCAAGCGCAGCTCGCTGACTTGATAAACATCGGGCAGGGCGTTAATCGTTCTTCACAATCACAAATGGGCTCAGCAGCAGCAAATGCAACACAACGCAAAAATGCTTATGACACTGCTAAAGCTAATTCGAAGGCTCAAACATATAGCACCCTCGGTGGCCTCGGTGCGATGGCGATCATGGCTTTTGCTTTTTAAAGAGAAATTTTTATGGCACTTTTAGAAGGTTTGGTAGGCGGCGGGGACATGGTCCAAAAGTTTGGGCAGCAACAGTTCCAAAATAAACTATCGCGCGATAAATTTGATGAGCAGAAGCGTCAGTACGACCAGTCCTATGCCGAGAATGTCCATCAGTTTAACGTCAATGATGTATATAACAGCGCGGCTAGCAAAAGCAAAACCGACCTGGAGGCTCGAGAGGCTGTAACTCGGGCTAATGACCAGATTTATGAGACCTATGACGTACTTGGCATTATTAGCAAAGACCGTATGAGCTTAGACACCGCCAAAATCCGTCAGGGTATTGAGTCTGGAGACGCCGCTACTGAGCAGGTTCTCTTAGGAATCGCCACACAATTTGGCAACTTACCTGAAGGCTCAAAAGCAACTAGTATCCAAGCAATCCCAGGCGGCGGTTATGCTATTACTGTTACAAACGCTGACGGTTCAACAGGCGCCGTAACTGAAGATGGGAAGAGTGAGTCAACATCTAAAGTAGTCAACTTTGACGCTGGACAGCTTAGTAGGCTCGCAAACTCAGAGTTCCGCAGAAATATTGTGACAAACACATCTAAGTTTAACCCTACGGATATGCGTAATCGACTAGATCAGATTGGGGCAGATTCAGACAAACAAGAAGCAAACGACCAAATAGCTGATGCGGCCTATTTGGAATACGAGAAGCAAGTCCTAGACGCGCTTCCGCAAGACGCTGCCGTTCAACGGAGCGCTAAAAGTGCGATTGCAGAGGGGGGGCCAGAGGTAACCGAGGCGATGGCGAAAGACGCTGGCATAGCGCCGCTATCCACAACTGTACAAGCGCCGACCGATGCAGCTTCTAATGAAGCGCAAGACGCCGCCGCGCCTTCTGTTGATACTCCCGCAACACCTTTTGATATAAAGAGCGTTGACCGCTCCACGAAAGGGGGCAGGCTAATTAGGTCTATAGAAGGGGGGGAATCGCCCAACCCTTTAGCTAAAGGCGCCGAAGTGCAAAAAAGACCTGAATGGTTTAAAAATCGCCAAACAGAAAAACTTATGGACCGCAAAAAGAAACTCGAATCTAACATTGCTAAAGAGCAAGGTAACTCCGCTCCCAGAATGGGTAATATGGACTCGTTTATGGCAAAAGAATTTAAGAAGGATAAAGCTGAGCTGGCCCAGATCGATGCTTATCTAGAAAAAGACAAACCCGCTCTATTTACGCAAGACGCCGAAACGGACGCCTTGGCAGCGCAAACAGCGGGAAAGAGTTCAAAAGAAATCGAAGCCGGTTTGAATGATGGGTCCATCAAAGTAAATCAAGGAACTGTTCAGAGAGTCGCCCAGCAGCTAAGAGCCGAGGGTTTTGAGGAGCTTCGCGATTTAAGACGCCTACGCTCTAAAGATGCGGCAATAGCACGCGCAGCAATCCTGGCCTCTACCAGCGACGCGACTATCCGTAAGCAGATGTCAGATGAAATCACAAATATCTTTGACAACGTCGAAGGTAGCCCCACCGTAAACCGTAAGGATGAGTTAGCGCTCGCTGATAAGTCAGCTGACCGTTCTCTGAATTATAAAAAGTACTATAAATCTATGAATGATTCTCAAAGGGCTTTTCTCGACGCTGCAAATGAACAGGGATCAGACCTTATGGCTGCTGCACTAAAGATATATGCACCAGAGGGAGAAGATGGAGACTTAGTTCTGGGTTTGCAGTCAGCTAAAAAGTTTTTACGATCTAAGGAGTTTTCAGCTTTTAATATGTGGCTAAAGCAAAGTGACCGTACTGACCTAGAACGAGATAACGCCCTGATAGGGATGACCGGCACGCTCAGTATGACAATTGCATCCCTGGCCGCTGAAGAGGCGGGGGGCCGAGGGGTATTCGGCAAACTCCGAGAGTCTCTACAAGACCTCATATATCGCGACGAAGTCGAAGAAGGGTTCGACCCAGGTGACTTCGATGCAAGCCGCATTACGGTCGATGACCCTAAAAACCCGACGATGCTCTATTACAACGACGGAGACGGGCTTAAGCTCGACGAGGACGCAGGGCTGAAGCAACTAAAAGGACTACACCCAGAGCTATACAATAACGCCATCGACATCGCCAAGGCGAATACGCGCAGAGCAATCGCCTCTAAAGCGAATGAGGGATAAAGTGTGGAGCGTAAATTATTCGAGATTTTTCTCAACAATGGTACTTTCGATCTCCCCGAAGACGGAGATGAATACGGCAGGTCCAGTAATAGGGACTTAGCGCAAGGGAACGTAGAGGACACGATTGGTGTAATCGCACCAGAGTCGGTAACAGAAGCGTTTGGAGCTGGCCTTAAATCTGGCGGCGCGGCGCTCGACGCGGATGTCGAGTATTTCAAAGCCCTATTCAATACAGCTACTGGTGACCAAGAGGCGGCAGAAACTAATGTACGCCGTGCCCGTATTAAAGAAGCTCAAGCAGCCATTCCTGTATCGACAATGGAGACATTCTCTGAGTTTGTTAACGAGCCAACTGTTGAAGGTTTCTTCATGCAGATTGGTAAGAGCTCGGGTGAGATCTTTCCATCAGCAGTATCCAGCATAGCAAGTGGTGGTATCGGTGGCATAGTCGCTGTACTTGGCAAGACCGCGATTAGTAAAGCCGGTAAATCAATAGCTAACCGAATCGTAAAAGATGCACTAAAAAGCACTGCTGACGGAACTGCCGACGCGATGGAAAAAGAACTCGCGCAATCAGCATGGGGCGTATTTAAAGCGGGTGCTTTCGTAGGTGCAGGCGGATCAGAGTTCGTTCCACTAGCGGGCGGCAACTTGTCAGAAGCCTTAGAAGCAGGTCAAGAGCTAAACTCAGATACAGCTACGCGAGCAGCGGGCGTAGCATTACCACAAGCATTAATAGGCGTTGGCAGCGAAGCAGCAATGCTGAAGCTGATTGGTAACGTCGCCAAGAAGCGGGCTGTGAAAGAAGGCTCTCTGTTTGGGAAACTGGCAAAAGATATTGGCGGCACCGCGATTAAAGCCGGTGCGATGGAAGGCGCTACTGAGGTCGCACAAGAAGGTATTGGTGTCCTCAACCGTATGGATATGGACGATACCTACACTGCCCAAGACGCGAAGATGCGGTTGGGACAGTCTGCATTTGCTGGGTTTTTTGGCGGTGGAGCGGCTGGTGGCACTGGCGGAACGGTCAGCAGCATCTTCAGTCAAGCTAATCAGCTAATTGATAAAGGTCGTCAAGCAGAGGTCGATCAGCAGATCAACGAAGAGCAGTATGGTGACGAGGTATTCGGCGGGTACACTTCTAATGAATCACAGAGCGACATCGCAGGCCAAGTGGAAGCGATGCTCGACTCTACTAGCTCTAAACAAGCGGTCTGGTCTTCAGGCGAGAAACCTGTATTTGGCGCGAAAGAGAACACAATCACTCCCGTCCAAATCGAGGGTTCAGACAAGCCAGCATACGCAGCGTTTGTACCTGGGCGGGGAACAATCGTTTCTACCAGCGAGCAGATTGTCGCTGATGTCATTGCCGGTGAAGCGTCGGATTCTATTCTCCAAGCCGCACTTGGGTACAGTAGCGTAAAGACCCCAGATGGCGATTTAGCTGTTGTGGTTACAGACAGTCAGGGCCGCGTAGTTTCCGAGGAACTGACCACTGAAGAGAACAGACCAGCAGCAGAAGACGCCGCACGCAAGCTCATGCCACAAGGCGGGAGCTTTAAAACAATGTCAGCTCAGCAAGCCTTGGAAGAACGTAAGAAGCGCGTCGAGAAAGAGCGTGGCCCTGTCGTTCGTCCGATGAATGACCAAGACTCTGAGCAGGTCAACAAAGAAATGGGCTTCGGTAGCAAGACTACGGGGTTCGACGAAGGTGGCGATATCTTCGAGTCTGAAACCACGAAGCTCACAGAATACGCTCCTCGTAATACAGATAAAGAGTACGAGAACACCGAGCCCACTCGCAAGACTTTTGAAAAAGAGTTCGGCGATGAGATGGACATCGATTGGGGCAGTGACTACTACGGTGGCATGAGCGAAAGTCTGTTAAAGGCGGCTGTTGCAGCTAAGAAGGCGAACCCTACTGCTTTGGTAACTATTACTGAGGGCAAAGACGGCGCGTATGACTTAAACCTCGAGACCACCCCAGACACCGAGACATTCTCTATTGGCGGTCAAGATCAGAAGTTACCTATCGGCGGGTTCTTATCACAGTCAATAAAAGACGCAGACCGCGTTGCAAAGAACGATGACTTCAATAACAAAGACTCTGCTGAGGCAAAGGTCACAGTTGTTGCACCAGATGGTAAAGAGACCATCGCAATCCTCGCGGACCTCGTTAATGCAGGTCGGAGAATCCTACAGACACGCGAGGGATCAAACTTTAACCAGGGCGGGCCCACTGAGTCTGCTGCCGCTGCATTCTCAGCGATAATGTCTGAGCTACAGCTCTCTAATTATGATGTTCGTGACCAAGCAACAGGTGAGTCCTTGTTGTCTATGAATCAGCAGCAACTCAAAACTAGCACTGGCGGGTTACGCGCTGGCGGCACTAAGCAGGCACCTCTTACCCTTGATCAAGTTCTGACTCAGACACAGCCTACAGAAAGCCAGCCTAAGTCATATACAGTCTCAGGGTACGATCAAGGGGGCTCGTTTGAATACAATTTTACTAAAAAAGCAGCAGCGAAGGCGGCAAAAACTGATTTTGAAAATCGCGGTGCAAACGGTGTACGTATCACGGAAAACAACACCTACACTGATGGGACGTTCACAGATCAAGAGCAGGTTGCTGGACTCACAGTTGAAGAGCAGTTTGATGAAGACGCAAAGAGTTTTCTCGGAGACCTCCCGCTCTCTGGCTTAAACATAGAAGCAGGCCCTGTCGAGAACAGAGGCTACTCATCCGCGAAGCCTAAAAGCAAAGGCGGTCGCAACCCAATGAACGCGACTTACCCAGCTGGCGGCATTGGCCGCTTAGCTACCCAGGTCGCATCAGCCTTAGTTAAGAAACTAAGGCTCAAAAAATCTGTATCAATTCTGGGTGTCAAAGAACTCAGTAAGATGACTGAGGCTAAGTTCAACGAAATGTTTACAGACCCCCGCGTAGCAGCCGCTGTACGCGAGCAGATGAACGCCCTCTTAGACAACACGACTGCGCTGGGCCGATACATGGGCTTCAATGACGCGCATGTGATTCTTGTAGACAACCGTTCAGACAACCAGCTTCAGACAGCGTTGACCACTGCTCACGAGCTGGGCCATGCGTTGATCCAAGAAGAGATGGCTGGGTCGTTGGAAAACTCAGCGTTATATCGTCGACTAGTTAATGATTTCGAGAAGGCTCGCGCTGCTAAGGATGCTCCTGCTGCCTACCAAGACCCTAACAATGAGCTAGCTTTTGAAGAGTGGTATGCGGATCAGGTATCGATTTACGCGAAGAACATTTATCTGAAACAAACGCTGCCCGCTAAGAACATGGCGGCTAGTCACTTTAAGAAAGTTGCTGACCGGCTTGTCAACATGTTCAAAAACATGTCGCAAGAGATGCGCACTAGGTTCGGCAGGGACGCGCAGAGTCAAAAGTTCACTGAGTACATGGACTCGCTTACTGAGAACAAGCGCCGATATTGGACTGCCGCTAAGAATAAGGTTGGCACGAAAGAA